GGCGGTAAATATAAATGAGTCTCAAAGACTGGTTTAACGAGGAGTGGGTTGACATCGGCCGAAAGAAAAAAGGCGGTGGACATCCAAGCTGTGGGCGGAAGAAAGCCAGCACGAAGAAAAAGGGCTACCCTAAATGCGTACCCAAAGCCAAAGCGGCCACAATGACCAAGGCACAAAAAGCATCAGCTATCCGCCGAAAGAGATCCAAGCCACAGGGGGTTGGTGGTAAGCCCACAAATGTAAAAACAATTGTAAGAAAGAAAAAAAAGAAATGACACTAGGAGATGCAATAAACGGCCTCGGCGAACAAACCGAATGGCTCGTAATAAAAGACTTTATTAAAGAGCAAAGGGATATGTGCCTGGTCGATTTTCAGGACTATACCCATGTCGATAATCCACAGAAACTCGCCCGACTTAGCGGTGAGATTGCTGGTTTAACTAGGATAGTGGAGAGTTTAGAAAATGCCGAACCTGAGTCCTGAAGATAAATTTCAGCATGAACATCAAGCCTTGCTAAATCGATGGCTTGAGGAGTCGGATATTGAAGACACGACAATGGCAAAAATTGTGCTGAAAAATATAGAAGACTGGTTGGATGAGGATGTTGTCGAATTTGAGTCCGACATCGACCTCGATGGCTAAACGACTAGGCTATATTTATGAACAGGCATTTTTTACCGAATCGCTTCGTCATGGTTTAGAGGTATTTGTTCCACTCGGTGACCATTTACCGGTTGACTGCATAATCGTAAATTCGGCGGGCAGAAAATTTAATGTTCAAGTCAAAGGATCGTCTCAGGCGAGTCCAGTGGAAAAGAATAACGGATGCACAAGATATAAGTTTTCGGTCACCACTGGTCGGTCCGTAAAACAGCCCCTCGACTGTACTAAGGTCGATGTGGTGGCAATTTATTGTGCGGACATAGACACTTGGTATCTGATCCCATGCATGGCGCTAGATGGAGCATTGACAGCGGCGGTATACCCGCATAACCCCGATTCCAAAGCCAAGCACGAGAAATATCGGGAGAATTGGGAAATATTTAAAACTACCTGAAAAATTTTCTTGGCTCCCTGTCATAATGGGATGTGGCGTACCATATTGGTGCGCAGATTAACGCAAGAGTGCGAACTTTAAACGCAGAATTATGGCAGATACAGAAATTAGCGAGGCTCCGGCTGATTCGGGAGCAGAAACACAAACGCAAGGGATCACCACTTTGGAAGAATTGACGGCATCGTTCGTTGAGAAAGTCGAAGAGGCTGAACCCTCACAGGAATCTGAAGTGGAAGTTGGTCCCGAGACAACTACCGCAGATGCAGAAACCGACCAAGAAGATGTTCTTTTACAGTCTACCGAATCTGAGGAATCGGAGGAGGAAACGGAAGAGATAGCCGAAGAGGAGGAGTCAGAATCGGAAGAAGCTGAACCGCCCAAAGCTGTCGGCAAACTGCTTAAACAGGTCAATAAACTGACCGCCCGAGCCAAGTCAGCCGAAGAAACAGCCGAAGCATTACAAGCTCAAATCGAGTCATTAAAGACTAACCCTCAAACGCAATCGGAATCCAGTCAGCCAGCTCTCGAAGAAGTCCATGACTTTCAGTCTTTGGAAACTCTTCGGAAGGAAGCTCTAGCCGCCAAGAAATGGGCACTCCAAAATATTGGCCGTGACTATGTAGAATCCGGTGGAAAAGAATTTAGCGATGATGATATTCGCAATGTTCTGACCCAAGCCGAGGACTACTTATCGGAGAAAATACCCGAAAGGGCACAATATCTCCAATCAGCACAGCAGTGGCAACAGGATACGATTAATGCTCATCCGTGGATTTCAGAAACAGTCGATACCGACATAGCCGAAGAACGGAGATCCGTTTTAGGGCAAATCAAAAGTCAGTATGCGGACATTCTAAAATCTCTACCTAATGGCGATTTTGTAGCGGCAACACTCGTAAGAGGAGTTGAAGCGATCAAATCAGATCAGGCGGCCAAGACGGCCAAGCCTAAAGCCAAGAAAGTAGCCAAAGCACCTCCGACAACGATGGGCGATTCATCCCCACCGGTACAGACCTCGGCCACTCGAAAGACTGCAAATAAACAAAAGATTTTGGAGCGTAAAGTCATCTCGGAAAACGATCTCGCCGCATTCTTAGCGGACTAAAAAAATTTAAAAATCTTAAAATAAGGAATTACAAAAATGTCTCTCGCAACTTCATATAATGTGACCGCCGACAAAGGCGCACAAACCAATCTGGAAAATGTTCTCCGCACTGTGGAGCCAACCGAAACGCCCCTATTTTCTACGCTTTCACAGTCTGCCGCACCCAAGGCAACTTTGAATGAGTGGTTGGTAGATAGCCTCGCAAGCCCCGAAATCGGTGGAACAATCGATGGTGTTGATTTAACACTTTCGGACAGTGGATCAAACTTTCAAAACTTAATTGACTCAAGAGCGAGGCTCGGGAATAGGGTACAAACAATCCGCGATGCGTTTGCAACCAGTCGGCAGTCAGAAATGGTAGATGTCGCTCCTGGTGGATCACTCTTCGCCGCTTCCAAAGCAAAAAGTCTTTTGCAGTTAAAGCGTTCAATTGAGACAGCAATCGGATCGGGTAATGACCAGAATGTTGGATCAAGTTCTGCCGCGGCGAAGCTCTGTGGGCTCGGGATTTGGTCAGATCCGACTGCGACGGGAAATACCTATGATACAAGTGCTAAACAAGCATTTCGTGCAGTAAGTGGCTCCCGCGTAAGTCTTGCATCCTTGACTGAATCTGCTTTTCGTGGACTTCTTCAAGCTGTTTACACTGCTTCCGGTTCTAAAGGAAATCTGAACCTTTTTGCCGGCCCAGCCGTGATGAACAAAATCACAGATTATACCCGTTCAACAACAGCAAACGGAAACTTTAGTTTCGACCAGGATGTTAGTGGCAAGGTCTTAGTTCGTTCAATTCTGACTTACATTTCCGATTACGGACAAATTAATATTATCCCTGATTTATTTTTGGGTCGTGTTGATGGTTCTGCAAGTGGAACTGACACCGTTGAAGGTACAGTAAACACAGATCGTGGATACATCATCCCAAGTGATGACACTGTTTCCTTAAAGTTCCTCGAAGGTATCACAGTTCAGGATTTACCTGACAATGGTGCTGGAAAACGGGCCTTCTCTGAAGCGATGTTGACTTTGAGGGTGGGAAATCCACGCGCACTTGGTTCAATAGTTTAAGTTGGTTCATTAGTGTTATTTAGGGGAGGCCGGTTGGTAGTGGCCGGTCTCCCTTTTCTTTTTTAAAATATGAGTCTTAATATCATAGTAAAAGGTGGAAAGAGAAGTGGTGGAATGTCGGGCGAAGAAATGGCTCACTACTTATCAAAAAAAGTTGAACGGGATGCCGAGCGAGAAAAAGCTGGGTATGGTAAGCGAGCAATCGCCGCCCGAAAGAATGCCGAGAAACTTGGTGGAGGAAAAGATTTCCGCTTAGTATCTGCAATCGATGCGACTACTTTCCTAAGACATGAGATTCAATCACCTGGATCGATGTCTGATTCAGAATATCGGCGTGATTTCGCAAAATCCAACCCCGAAACAGTAATCGGATCTTGAGAACCATAACCTACACCGAACTTAAAAATCGATTCACCTCGGCTATCGGGGTGGATACTTTATTATCGGTGGAAGAAACAGCATTCAAGAACTCGTTAAACGACCGAGTAAAGGGAGCATGGACACGGGCACAATGGCCCGAACTGATGACAGTAGTGGAGAAATCTGTTGCCGCCGTCACCTCGCCAATCGTTGCAGACAAGGCGGTTCAGATAGACAACGATGCAAATCTAATGGATGTGTTTTCGGTCTTCGATAAGAATCCATTATCGGATCGAACAGCATTCAAACTCGATTACAATTTAATCAATGGGTACTTAGTTTTACCCGCCAATTCGTCTCAAAGTTCAGTCTTTGTAATGGGTAACCAGGTAACTCCCTCAAGTTATGGCGAGTCAGGTGATCCTGACCTCCCAAGATTCTTGGAAAGGTACTTATTGGCCGGTTGCATAGCCTCGTATTATCGGGAGGATGGCCAGTTGGAAAAAAGCCTTCAACAAGAGGCATTAAGTGAAGAAATCTTGGCACTCGAAATCGACCGAGTCGAGAGGCTAGAGGGGATGAATAAAATATCGGTAAACACTTACCCGAGCTACAGCTTCGGAGTAAATATTTTAACCACAACATAAAAATAAAATGGGTATTTCAAGTATAAATGTACAAAACAGCATGGGGTCAGGTGGGTCAGTGTATTCAAACGGAACTGGTGCGGTAACCGGTGATTTTATCGCCATTCAATTTACAGAGGATTCAGTTCTTGGTGCGATAAGCACGAATTACATGACGGACTCAGCAAATCTAATTTCTGACGGAACGACCTTCAGTCAAGGGCAGACTTTAATGGTCCCCTGTTCTTCGGTGACGCTCTCGTCCGGTGCGGCAATTTTATATAAGGCTTAATGCGGCCACTCGGTTACAGTTTAGGCATTGGCTCGGCAGTCATTAGTTCTGCCCCCTCGGAAACCTTCACCACTGCGACATTATCGGCAACTGACTCGAATGGTCAGACAGTAAATAATACTTATACGCTAACAGTTCGTCCTAGCGTGGCAATTAGTGCGGGTGATAGTATTAGTATAGTTGGGCTAACAGGCTCGACAACAAGCGATAATGGATCGCTCACAGTTGCCGGAACAAATGCCGCAGTCTTTGGTTCAAGTGGAGCATGGACACAGTCGAGTGGAACTTTAGTTTTAACTGTTGCTGGAGGTCAAAGCATACCCACAGGATCGGACACAGTTATTACTTTTGTCATTGCGAATCCAAATTCTGTAACTGCGGGGGTTTCAAGTGTTACGCTAACTTCAAGTGGATTTTCTACATCGAACTTAACAGGTACATTCTTAGGCACAATCGCCTCATTTAATATTACAACAACAAACAATGATGCTACGATTAAAGCATCCACGCCAGCGACTTATACTATCGAGCAAGGAAGTGATACCTTCGACATATATGTATATGACGGTTCAGCTTGGTACATAACAAACAACGACTAATGAGTACATTAAGTAATTGCACATCTTCAACTCGTCCAGCATCACCAGCAACAGGTGACACGCTATTTGAGACAGACACAAAAAAGATAATAGTTTGGAATGGCTCGAATTGGTATGTCTATAATTATGATGACACTACTGCTTTTAGTAATAGTCTGTCCCTTAGTTTCGATGGGGGCGATGATTTAATTACTAACTTTCAAGCACCTGCAACAACAACTTATTCAGTTAGTATGTGGTTAAAATCAACTGATACTACTAGTAAATTTGCTTTTGTTGACGATGGTCCAACAGTAGGAGGTCAAGGGTCTTTTCAAATAATATCACCTGCTGGAGGTAACTTTTATATTTTATTCAAAAATGCAAGTACAGCTAATGTGAAAAACGGAGTTGGTGGAACAGGTGCTACTCTAGACCTAAGAGATGGATTATGGCATCACCTAGCAGTTACTATTAATGGAACTTCTCTTAAAATTTACAAGGATGGTGGTGATGCGGCAATTAACTCAGGTAGTCCATCAAATACTCAAGGTACTCCTTTTCTTTCTGAAACAACCACAACCTCAAACTCTTGGTCAAGTAATGTGGGCATGGCTGGCAACTCAGGAACTAATTATGTAATTGGTTCGCAGGGGTACACAGCTAGTACATACCATTTTAATGGTGTATTAGATGAAATTGCTTTTTTTAGTACCGAATTAAGTGGTGCGAATATTTCTGCAATTTATAATTCAGGCGTACCAAACGATGTTGGGGCACAGGGATTGAACCTTTCCCCTATTGCTTACTTTAGAATGGGTGACGGAGCAAGTGACACAGATAGTTCAGGAAGTGCGGCATCAAATGGTCAGTCAGTAGGTACAGTTACTTCATTAGTTGGTGGTTACACTGCTACGCAAAGCACAACCTCTCGAAAACCTACCTATTCAAACGATGTCCCAAGCTAATTTAATACTATGAAATATATTTTATACAGTACCGACACAGCGTGGAATGCGAGTAACAATGCGATGAATACTTTGTTTGGTTTGCCCGATGACAATGGAAACGAAAGATACGCTGAAATTAAACAAGTTACTAACGAGGATAATTCAGACTACGGAAAATACATCTTTCCTGTCACTACTGAAGGTAGCTTCATCACAGTCGATAAATTTAATGTTAGTGAAATGGTTGAATTTGATCCCACCTGGTCACCACCTGACCCTGAGTAATGACAGAGGAAAAAGATGCAATAGGCGAGAACTCAGTTGTGAAGGCGAATGTCGCTTTCATGTTGAAAACTATCAGTGCGGTGGCTCTTGCGGTGTACTCCTTTGTTACAATCAAATCAGACATTGATGACTTGAGAAATGAAAATGTCCGCATTCATCACGAGGTCGATATGAACAGCGAGTTCAGAGTCAAATGGCCAAGGGGTGAGTTGGGTGCATTACCTGACGATGCCGAGCAGAATATGCGACTTTTGTTTTTAGAAAAACAGGCAAACAAGCAAGAAGAACTATTAGAGCAGTTAAGGTACGGAGGAGCGAGGTGACATGGAAATTACACATTACATGTTCGCTGGTCTTGGCGTTGCACTATCCATCCTCGCATTTTTTATTAAGCGTAACAAGTGGGAGATCGATGATATGAAAGATCGACTCCGACAATTAGAGATACAAAATGCCGGGCAGATTAAGGACATTAATCACCTCGATAAATTATCTGAGGACAGGCGTGAGGACATAAAAAAGTTATTCGAGAAGATGGAGGCTAAATGAAATGTTTGAACTCCTTACATTATTTCTTACGGGTGGTGGTTCTGCGGCAATGGGTAGTATTCTTAAAGGCGTGTTTGGTGCGATTACGGATGCTCGTTCGCAGAAGCATGAAATGGAAATGGCGAGGGAATGTAGGAATAATGAATTCGCTATGCAATTTCAGGCATCACTCAACAATGGTGCTAGTGGAGCTTTCACTCGTGCTACTCGCCGTATGCTGGCTCTTATTGGGATGTTCACACTCTCGTTCATCACATGTATCACCACCATCTACCCAAGTGTTCCACTCATCAGTACAACAAACATTACAGGTGAAGGAAAAAAAGAGTTTCTATTCGGACTCCTCAGTTTTCCAGCAGAGCAAGCCCCTCTGGTTGTTACAACAGGACATATTGCACTTTTCGAGGCAACCGTAGTGTTACCTTTAATTATTGGATTTTACTTTACACCAGGAGGGCGTAGATGATGGTTGATCGAGTTTCAGTTTTAGGAATGTCAGGTACAGCAGCAACCTTTGGATTGTCAACAATTGATACATTCCTTGGTATTGCAGTTGGTGCAGTGACCTTAGTCTACATGTGCATAAAACTTTACCAAGAGGTAAAAAAGAAGTGAGCAGATACCGGTCATATGGGAAGCTCGATGATAAATTCGTAACTGAAGGAGACACCTTCTTTCTGCGAATGAATGCAAGACTGCGGCCTAATCAATTAAAGCCTGGTGAGGTTGCCCTGTCAAAAAATGGCCGAATGAATGAAGACGGCACATGGCAGACTCGAAAAGGTTTATCGACTTTATTTGGATCAATCACATCGGGGGCTAATGCGATCCGATTGCCCTACACCATATTATCGGCTCAGAGGCAGAGCAATGTGGTGACTTTAGTGTTAAACGCTACGCCATCCCTTTCTTTCGTGCCAAGTGAATCTTTTCATATAGATGACCTGGATTCGTCAGTTAATGGGACTCAAACTTTATCCTCAGTTAATTTTACTACTAAGACATTAACTTTTGCTAATAGCGGGTCAGATACGACTTTTACCATAAATGGTAACAATGTAGGGAATACATCAGTGGTGTCTCCTGGCACATCAATCAGTACAACTTTAAATTTTACCCTCAACGACAACGGGGTAAACGAAGTATTCGGATCGGCAGTCTTTTCGGATGCCACATCGAATAATGACGATTATATTTTTACGGCTACCGATACCACTTGCATAATCCTTCGCCTGAAAGATTCTGCACTTTTTAAGTGTCGATATGTGGCGGGAGGGGAGTCAGTTGATGGACCTGTTCAGATGGTTCAAGGGCTTGGAAAGATGTATATATTTCGGACAAATCAGATAACTCTTGAGGCTAGTCCCGAGGTTCAGCGAGTGGATATAGCCTCCGCCTCGCAAAGCGGTCAAACGATAACTGTAAACGCCACGGCGCATGGCCGAACCGCAAATGATTATGTTACCTTAACCGGTTTAGGAAATTGGACTGATAACCCTAACGACTGCTATCAGATTGAGACAGCGTCGACAAATCAGTTTACCGTCAAAATGGCAACATCGCAGACCACAACATTTAATGTTTCCGGCGCACAGGTTGAATTTTTCTTGGACTTTAGTAAAGTTGCAAACGGGACATACACCGCACCGCTTTATCTTACTGATACCACAACAGTCGCACAGGATGGAGTCGTAACGATGGATATAAATAACCACGGCCTGTCGGTCGGGGATAACTTAACTATTCAGTCCGGCACAAGCCCATTCGATTTATTTGCCGATCAAAAAGTCAGAGTTACGGGAGCGCCAACAGTCAACCAATTTACATTTAATTTAGAAGTCGCTAATGTTTCTGTTGGACAATCAAAATCTTTAACAGTCAATAAACCATTGGCCATCGGAAAAGGATTTATTCATCAACCCGCCGCCCCGTGGGGAGTTGTACATGAAAGAAGGCTATGGCTTCCGTATTGGTACACCTCAGAAACCAATCCCACGGACCGAGGTATACGGGATGAGATAGTGGCATCCGACATCATGGATTTTAATACATTTGATGTAATTGGAAATCAGTTCAGACCGACTGCTGGACAAAGCGATTACCTCGTTCAACTCACTCCTTTCACTAAAGATTCGCTCGTAGTATTTAATCGAAAATCGATCCACCTAATGACAGGAATAAGTGGATCTCTTGCCGATGTTTCGACCAATGTTGTGACGACAGAAATTGGATGCTCGGCAAGAAAGACTGTCGTCCAGGTAGCCAACCAAATATTCTTTTTATCCGACCGAGGAATTTTCAGCGTAGAATTTCTTGACGAGTATAATTTGCGAGGAACAGGCACACCAATTTCAGAAAGCATACAACCTTTTATTGACCGAATAAATCAAGATTATGTTCATCTGTCTTGTGGAGTTTATTTTAATAATAGGCTATGGATAGCCGTCCCATTAGACAGTTTACCAGGTGCAGATGATGCCACTAAACTGAATACTATAATTGTCTATTCGCTTATAAACGGGGGATTTGAAAGTATCGATACAGTCAATTCAGCAGACTTTGCAATCCGTGAATTATTAATTGGAAAAGAAGGTTCGCAGAATGCTCTTTATCTTTCAACCGAAGAGGGGGGCATTCACAAAGTTGATGGAGCAGAGGGCGGGGATGTGGTTTCACTGACTGCGGGTCAGGCAATCCCCGAAACTATAAATGTAGTATCTCAATGCACCACTCGACAATATGATGCGGATACTGCTGACAGGAAAATGTTCGCCCGATCCGAGCTACATATAAAAAGCTCAGACGAAGGGCTTTCCGATGGTGATATCAGTTTTATAACTGAAGATCCTGACTCCACAACATCGGCCACATCAATATCCACTTTACTAGGTTCGACATTACCGGCAAGCGAGGATTCCTCCATTCGACTGGGAGTAAGAAAAAGAGGATTCGGAATACAGACAGACTTTAAGCCCACAGCGGGCAGACCATTTTTACGGGCAGTTAAGATAGATGCCCGAGTAACAGACAGAAGCACAACTTCAATTTCATAGGAGAAACATTATGGCAGTATTATCAACAGGACAGACATTTTCGAGTGGTAACCAAGTCACCGCTCAAAAATTAGACGACATAATTGGTCAAGCATTTTTCACCTCGGCCGCCGATACGACTGACAATTCGACTCTAACTTTAGGCTCAAGTAAATTAAAAGTTGCGGATGCCGGAATCACATCGACTCAGTTGGCCACTGATTCCGTCATCACTGCAAAGATTCAAGACGGAGCGGTAACAGCCGCAAAACTTGATGCGGGTGCAGTTAGTGTTCTTATGCCGAGCGGGTCGCTCATGCCATATGCGGGTTCATCTGCTCCGACTGGTTACCTCCTCTGTGATGGGGCGGCAATTTCAAGGTCAACTTATTCAGCTCTATTTGCTTTAGTCGGTACAACATACGGCTCGGGCGATGGTTCATCGACTTTTAATATTCCCGATCTTCGAGGCCGAGTAATTGCTGGTCAGGATGATATGGGAGGTTCTTCTGCTAACCGATTAACAAATCAAACTGGTGGAGTAAATGGCGATGTATTAGGGGACACTGGTGGGGCTGAAACTCATACTTTGTCTATTTCCGAAATGCCCGCCCATACTCATACTGTTCCCGCGTCGGGTAGTTTACCTCGGGGGGACTCCTCGTTCGAGGCCGCAACTGATGATGCTGGTACTTCAGGGTCAACAGGAGGAGGGACTGCACACAACAATGTTCAGCCAACCATCATTTTAAATTACATAATAAAGACTTAAAGTTATGCAGAACTCAGACAAAAAAATAGATCCACTCGCAGAAGCGGCTAAACTTTTAAACGAGCAAGCCCCCGAAGGTGAAGCACTCGCATATATAAATTCAGAAGAAGCTGATGTTTTAAAACAATTAGGCGGTGCTGGTGAGCCGGTAAACAGTTCAGGTGTCCCGTCATTCTTTCTTAATAAACTGTTTGGCGGAGGTAAAAAACCGCCCCCCTTGCCTGAATTTAATGTCGGCAAATCTGCCCGAGATTATGTCGGTGCAATGGCAGACTCAGGACTTCAGGACCAACTTTTAAATGTCCGACAGCAGTACGATCCGCAGTACCAGGACTTACAGATGAACCTCGCCCAGCGAGCCGCTGATCCATTGGCGGATTTAGCTGAGACATCTGCCCTTCGGGGACAGGACTTTGGCAATCGACTC